TCAGTTTCAGTAATCTCCCTAACTAATTCTCTTTCACCAGCGTCTACTCCACCGTGAATAAAAAATAATTTACGATCATCTTCCTTATCTTTATTTATTAAATCATAAAGGACTTGTCCATGAGCTTCTACTCTTGAATATAGAACAAGAGTATTTCCTTTTAGATCTAATGTAAGATTTTTTATAAAAGTATTTCTTTGCTCATGAGTAATCAAATACTCTATTTCATCTTGATAGGTTTCAAATTTTTTCTCTGCATGTTTAAGAACAATGCATTGAATATCTAATTGGGAAAGATGCCCTTGTCTCATTAATTCTTCAGTTTTTGTTACCTTATATGATGGTCCAAATAATCCTTCCAATACCCACTTGTGTGTTTGAGTTCCATCGAGGGTTCCCGTAAATCCAAATCTATACTTAGCATGATGTAATTTAGTCATTATAGATATAAGTGACTTCGACTTAAATAGGTGTGCTTCATCTCCTATAACTACATTATAATCCTCAAAGAATGATCGTTCTAGTTTATAGACAGATTGCCATGTGGTAATCGTTACTGGAAACTCATTCGTTTTTTCTTTACCTGCATATATCTTGTGGCAATATGAATCAGCATCCCAACCGTAATCTAAAAAGTCCTTATACATCTGTTCTACGAGAGATGTCG